AGGCGCTAAAGGTACGGTAATGATGATGGTACCATGGTTGCCACTTGAGGTTATTTGTGATAATATAGCCACTATCACTCAAGATGATATTTTAACTTTTGCTAATCCAAAAGATGATTTAATTGAGTATTATGGAAATATGGTTGAAATTGCTATCGAATCAATATCTAAAAATGATTCTGTGTTAGCTAATATAAAAGAAGAACTACATATAATGAGAGATGAAGCTCTTGCAGAATTAGAACCAGAAATTGAAGAAGATGCTAGAATTTCAAATATAATGGATGAAATTGAAAATCAAAGAAGGAAGAAATTACATTAATGCTAGAATATACGCCTGATAATTTGAAATTGGTGAATGAAGTGATATTAAATAATTTAACGCCTGACCTTTTACCTAAAAAATGGGTAGAAAGAAATGCTTCTAATCCAATGTTTGGTCATTGTCATAATGCTTCGGGTTGTTTACAAAAGATATTTGGTACTAAAGTTATTAAACTATATCGAGCATTAGATGATGAAGGTATCTATCATTGGTGGGCAGTAGATGTTAAAAATAATGTTATAGATATTACTGCTGACCAATATTATTCAACAGATAGACTTCCTCCAATATATGAGAGTGGAAAGAAATCAGGTTTACTAGGATTTGATTATCGTAAAAGAGTTCAAAGGCTAACGGATAAGGTATTAAAGCAATTACAATCAACGGGAACACCGCTAGACTAACAGAAGTCAAGCGCTTTATGAGGCAATTAAGGATAAATTATGAGTGAAAAGAAACCAAAACATTATGTAAATAACGCCGACTTCTTGAAGGCTCTAATAGAGTATAAAGAAAAGTGTGATGAGGCAAATAAGAACGATAAGGAAGAGCCAAACATTCCAAATTATGTGGGTGAATGCTTTCTAAAAATTGCAGAGCATCTATCTCGTAAACCAAATTTTATTTCATACTCTTTCCGAGATGAAATGATTTCTGATGGTATTGAAAACTGTATCATGTATTTCCGTAATTTTGATCCAGATAAATCAAAAAATCCATTCGCATACTTCACACAAATTATATATTTTGCCTTTCTTCGTAGGATTATGAAAGAGAAGAAGCAACTATATGTCAAATACAAAGCTACCGAGCAATTCGGTATACTTGATGAATATGAAATGTTAGAAGATTCGGACGGTGTAGCCAAGCAATTTGAACTCTATGATAACATATCAGAATTCATTCACAACTTTGAAGAAAGTAAAAAAAAGAAAAAAGAAGGTAAGGTTAAAGGATTGGATCAATTCATCGGCGAAGACCTATAATTACCTATGAAATGCTTGACTTTAATTTTATTATGTGTTATTATCTGTGGGTGCGCTGAAGTAGGATTCAGATTTCCTAATTCATTTTCATATGAGGATACAAATGAATACAGAAAAGTTGCTTCAACATATTAGAGATTTAGAAGAAGAACATTTAATTTTAGATAGCCAGATTAAAAAAGGTTATAGTTTATTCGTGAATGATGATGACCTTAGCAAATTGAAATTTCAAAAACTTCAACTCAAAAGAGAAATAGAAACACTTAAAGAAAAATTCAACCAAACAAGAATTAAATATTAATGAAATTATGTGTATTGGGTGATACCCATTTTGGTATGCGTGGTGATTCGCTAGAATTCCACAAATATATTAAGAAGTTTTATGATGATATATTCTTTCCGTATTTGAAAGAAAATAATATCACGACCGTGTTTCAGCTGGGCGATTTGTTTGATAGACGAAAGTTTATTAATTTCAATTCACTCTATCTGTGCCGTAAATACTTTTTTGATAAATTAAAAGAAAACAATATCACATTTTATACCATCCTTGGTAACCATGATATTTCATTTAAGAACACACTAGAAGTTAATTCTCCACAACTATTATTAAAAGACTATGACAACATTACTGTATATGATGATTTTGCTACCATTGATTTTGATGGTGTTGCTTTTGATATTATTCCTTGGCTCTGTCCTGAAAATGAAGAAACAATCTTTAAAGCAATCAACGAAAGTAAATCGCAATTAGCCTTTGGCCATTTTGAGATTGATGGGTTTGAAATGGACCGTGGTAATATTTGTCGTGGCGGTATTGACAAAAACAAACTTATCAAGTATGATATGGTATTAACTGGACATTTCCATCACAAATCAGATGATGGTCATATCTATTATGTTGGCACACCAAATGAAATGACTTGGGCTGATTATAATGACCCACGAGGTTTTCATATCTTTGATACGGCAACTCGTGAATTAGAATTTGTTCAAAACCCATATCGTATGTTCCATAAATTAAACTATGATGATGGTGCTCAAGATTTTGATTTCTGGAAAGCATATGACTTTGATTCATTAAAAGAATCGTATGTAAAAGTTATTGTTATTAATAAACAGAATCCTTATCTATTTGATAATGTGATTGACAATTTATATAAAGCTGGTGTATCAGATATATCCATTGTTGAAGATTTTACTGATACAAGTTTTGATACAGACCAAGATATTATTGACCAAGCTGAAGATACGATGACCATATTAAGTAAGTATATTGATAATCTTACCTTGAATGTAAATAGTGATAAACTTAAAACACTCATGCGTGAACTCTATGTAGAAGCGATTAACACGGAAACAACTGAATAATGCTCGTCTTTCGTTATGTTCGTTGGAGGAATCTTCTTTCAACTGGTAATTATTTTACCGAAATTAAATTAGACAATACAAGTAACACACTTGTTGTTGGTGAAAATGGCTCTGGCAAATCTACAATGCTAGACGCATTATGCTTTGGACTTTTTGGTAAGCCTTTCCGTTCAATTGTTAAACCCAATCTAATCAATTCAATCAATGGTAAAGATACTGTTGTTGAAGTTGAGTTTAATGCTGGTAACAAATCATATAAGATTATTCGTGGTATCAAACCAAATACTTTTGAGATTTATCAAGATGGCGAATTATTAAATCAGGATGCAGCTGCTCGTGATTATCAAGAATACCTAGAGAAGTTTATTCTTAAAATGAATTACAAATCTTTCACACAGATTGTTATTCTAGGTTCAGCGTCATTTACTCCATTCATGCAATTATCAAATACTGATAGACGAGCAATCATTGAAGACCTACTTGACATCCAAATATTCTCCACAATGAATGGGTTGGTTAAAGAAAAGTTAAGTAATAATAAAGATTTATCTATAGCTAAAAAACATGAGATTGATATTGACCAACAAAAGTATCAGCTCAAAGAAACACACATCAAACAATTAAAACAAAATAATGATGAAAAGATTGATGAATATGAATTAGATATTGCCAACAATTCAAATCATATTATGACACTAGAAACACAAACAAGCGAACACACAGGTACGATTGATACATTACAAGCTGATGTGACATCTCGTTTAGAAACAGAACAAAAGGTTAAAAAGTTTAATCAACTAGAAACACAGATTGAAACGAATCTAAGCAAATATAAGAAAGATGTCAACTTTTTTGAACACAATGACAATTGTCCTACATGCCGACAAACCATTGATAAACATTTTAAAGAAGAAGAAATTGGTAATTTAACCAGTAAGATTACGGAGTGTACCGTTGGTTTATCACAACTAGAAATCAAATTACTTGAAGAACAAAATAAACTCAATGAAATTAGTGAAAAACAAAAACAAATACAAGAACTACAAATTAAGATTGCAACCAACACCACATCTATTACCGAGATAAAAAAATATATTGTTCGTATTGAAAAACACATTGACGAGTTAAAAAATACCAAAGATATATCAGACACCGAACAAAAACAATTAGAAGAACTCAAAGTTAAAATTGATGAAGCTGAAAAAGAACTTAAAGAATTAATTGATGAGAAAACATATTATGAAGTGGCATCTGGTCTATTAAAAGATACTGGTATCAAAACAAAAATTATTAAACAATACTTACCAATCATTAATAAATTAGTGAATAAGTATTTAGCATCATTAGACTTCTTTGTGAACTTTAACCTTGATGAATCATTTAAAGAAACAATCAAATCAAGGCATCGTGATGAGTTTACCTATAATAACTTTTCAGAAGGTGAGAAACAAAGAATTGATATGGCACTTATGCTAACATGGCGTGCTGTTGCTAAACTTAAAAATTCATCTAATACTAATCTATTAATACTTGATGAAATATTTGATTCAAGCCTTGATGTGAATGGTACCGATGAATTGATTAAGATATTACATATGCTTGAAGATGTCAACCTGTTTGTGATTTCTCATAAAGGGGATATTCTACAAGATAAATTTAACCATGTAATTAAATTTGAGAAGATTAAAAACTTTAGTAGGATTGTAAAATGAGCAACGACATAATGAGCCAAGAAATATTTACCATTGATACTGGTGTTAATATTGCAAAAGATGAAAAGATTGAACCCTTGCCATTGTTTGATGAAAATCATCCAATGTTAAGTAAGCCAATACCAATATATAAAAACGCACTACCTAATCAAAACATGAATACTTTAATTAAACGATTAAAGATGACAATGAAACAGTTTAATGGTCTAGGTCTTTCAGCTAATCAATGTGGTGTTTTTGAAAGAGTATTTGTGATTGGTACCGAACATTTTCAATTTGCCTGTATTAATCCATTAATTACCGAACAATCGGCAGAGATGATAAAAGATAACGAAGGTTGCCTCTCCTATCCTGCTTTATATCTTAAAATAGAAAGACCATCATGGATTATGGCATCATTCTATAATGAAAACGGCGAACATATTCAAATGAAAATGGAAGGTTTAACTGCAAGATGTTATCAACACGAATTAGACCACATGAATGGCATTAAGTTTGTGCAACACGCTGGGCCAGTTTCATTAAGATTAGCAAGACAAAAACAAGATAAGATTATTAAAACAATTACACGAAAAAGAAAAAATGACAAATAGACAAGTGTCCTGGGTTTTATTTTTAGTTTCAATTATGATTTCATTTCTATTCCTTGGAACTATGGTGAATATGAACTATGAATTAGATAATCAAAAAAGAAGAGCTGATAATTTAGATAAAGAAATTAAAATATTAAAAAAACATCAAGAAGATTTAAAATTACAATTAACGGTAGTAAATAAAACTACAGCCTCTATTGAAAAAGACATAGACAATACACAAGAATTACAAAGATTACAAGCACAAAAAATATCTGAAATCATTAAGAAAAGAAAATAATGGCATACGCATTTGACCCAAAAGACGATGTAGAATCCCAATGGAAGAAATGGTCAGCAGAAAATCCTGTTGACGATATGCCTTTTATTGACGAACAAGAACTTAAACAGACAGTTATTAAAGACTTGACCTATGTGTCACAAATGGATGTGAAAGAATATACACTCTATCAAAAATGGTGTGAGGTGCAAGACCGATATCCCGCTGTTGTTGTATCTGATTTGTGGGAAGGCCAGAAACGAGTTATTGAAGATGAGAAACAAAGACGAGCGATTGAAGAAGTAAAATCCAACTTTTGGAATCCAACGGATTTAGATGAGTATTTAAAA